AAAGGAGTTGCTGTGAAGAAAACCAAAGTGGTGACATTTAATCCATCTTCTCGACAGCATATTGCAAATAGATTAATGACTTTAAGAGGTTGGAAACCTAATAAGTTTACACCCACAGGACAACCAATTGTTGATGAAGATACATTAAAAGATTTAAAATATCCTGAAGCTAAAGATTTAGCTGAATATTTAAGTTTAGAAAAAAGATTAGGAATGTTAGCTGACGGTAAACATGCGTGGTTGAAAGTGCATAAAAAAGGTAGAATACATTGTTTTTATGTAACGAACATTATAACGGCTAGAATGGCTTGTAGATTCCCTAATTTACAACAAGTGCCTAGTATACACAGTTTTTATGGAAAAGAATGTCGAGAACTTTTCATACCTTCAGTCAACCGGGTTTTAGTGGGAGCAGATGCGTCAGGATTAGAGGCAAGATGCCTAGCACATTATATAAGTAATTATAAAGGTGGAAAAGAATATACAGATTTAATATTAAATGGAGATATACACACTTATAATATGAAAGCTGTAGGTTTAAAAGATAGACAACTTTCAAAGCGTATGCTCTATGCTATACTTTATGGTTGCAGCTATAGACGATTATCAGAAATATTAGATGTACCACTAGAAGAAGGAAAACAAATATTACAAAAGTTTTATGAACAATTGCCATTTTTAAAAGAAATTAAATATGATTTATTAAACAGATTAGAAGATGGTAAGCCCATAAGAGCAATAGATAAAAGAGTTTTGACTATAAGGTCTGGACACGCTTCTTTAAATAGTTTAATTCAAAGTTGTGGGGCAATAATTATGAAACAGGCATTAGTCCATTTGTGGGAAAGTTTAAAAGACATAGATGCGTTTGTTGTAGCTAATATTCACGATGAATTTCAAATAGAAACAAAGAAAGAGTTGGCAGAACAAGTAGGTAAAATTGCAGTACGATCTATTCAAAAAGCTGGAGAAACACTCAAACTCCGAGTACCACTTGCAGCAGAATACAAAATTGGAAACTCTTGGGCAGAAACCCACTAACGCTAAATGGCGTAAATGGGCTTCAAATGCTTTATGTAATCAACGTCATAGGCAAGGTCATGATTGTGGTTTAACCATAGATCAATTAATCATACTAACACCAGCTCATTGTCCTTGTTGTGGTGTGATATTAGTCCCTCAAGGAAACCAACATAACTCTCCATCAGTAGATCGTCTTGATCCGACTAAAGGATATGAAAAAGATAATATTTGGATAATCTGCCATTCATGTAATACAAGAAAAGGAAAACTTAATTCTCCAAATGATTTATATAGAATAGCTGATGCTTGGTACAAAAAATTAAAAGATAAGGAAAAAACATGCAAGTAATATTAGTATTAACTGACATTAAAACAAAAAAAGGTAACAAATTAACTTTCTCATTATTCGAAAAACCACAACCCGGAGATAAGTTAGATGATAATTTTTATAACAGTCCTTCAATTCAAGTAGGTACGATGTTGTCTGCTTTTTTAAAAACAATTGAAGCACATGGAAAACTGTTTTTTCAATACATGTTAAATGAAGAAAGATTAAAAGATTATGACAAGACTGATTTTAGACATCACATTAAATCTTACGATAATGTTATTGAAATAGATTTAAGTAAATTTAAACCTAAAACAAAACCAAACTAATGAATGTATTAGATTTATTTAGTGGAATTGGTGGGTTTTCTTTAGGTTTAGAAAGTTTAGGTACTTTTAAAACAACTGCATTTTGTGAGAAAGATGAGTTTTGTAGAAAAGTTTTAAGAAAACATTGGCATCATGCTGATATATATAAAGATATTAGAGATGTTGATGGAACAAAAATAAGTGCAGATATAATAACTGGTGGATTTCCTTGTCAACCGATTAGTATAGCTGGAAAATTGAAAGGAAAAGAAGATGACAGATACTTATTCCCGGAAATGTTACGCATCATTAAAGAAGTTCAACCCAGATGGATTATTGGCGAGAACGTGCGAAATATTACTAACATCTCAAATGGAGAAATCTTGCAAGAGATACACAATGACTTGGAAACCTGTGGTTACGAAGTCCAAAGTTTTATTATTTCAGCTTATTCGCAAGGAGCAAGACATAAAAGAGATAGAGTTTGGATACTTGCTTCCCACACCGACAGTAGGGTGCGAAGAAGGTGGAGAACAGTCAAGTCGAGTGGAGAGAACAAAGTCTGGGGGTTTTGTGCTACGAAAGAAAAATCCAAACGCAGTACACAAGACGTTCGGAGCAAAGTTGTCAGATGCGATGCTCCACTTGGAAAGAACGTATCCGACACCAACAGCGAGAGATCACAAGGACATGGGTTACAAACCAACTTGGAAGAAAAGCAGGGATCACTCTTTACCGAGAGAAGTCCTAAAGAACAACCTTCATGGTGGGAAACTCAATCCGATTTTTTGCGAAGCATTAATGGGATTTCCTATGAATTGGACAAAACTAGAAAGCACAGAATAATGTCTTTAGGAAATGCAATAGTGCCTCAAATAGCAAGAGAAATAGGAAAAGCAATTTTAAAAGGAGAAGAAATAATATGATTATATTTGGAAAAACAAATAAAGAATGGAAAGAATGGTTACTAACTACGTCTCTATATCATAGAGAATACATTGTAGGTTTTATAGTAGGATTTATTATAGGAGCAATAATACTATGAGTACATTGTTAGTAGATGGAGATATAGTTGCGTACCAAATAAGTTTTAGAACAGAAACGCCCATAAGATGGGACAATGGTATTTGGACTTTACACTCTGATGAATTAGATTGTAAAAATTTAGTTGATGAATATTTTTCTACATTGAAAGAAGATACTCAATGTGAAAATTTAATTATAGCTTTTTCAGATAAAAATAATTTTAGAAAAAATATCTATCCTGATTATAAAGCACAAAGAACAAAACAACGAAAGCCATTAACCCTTAAATATTGTCGTGATTATATGTCAGAGAAATTTAAAACATATATTAAACCTTGTTTAGAAGCTGATGATGTTTTAGGTATATTAGGTACTAGCAAACTTATTAAAGGTACTAAAATAATTGTTTCAACAGATAAAGATTTAAAACAAATAGCTGGATTACATTATAATCCAATTAAAAAAGAATTCTTTAAAGTATCAAGAAAAGAAGCTGATCTTAATTTTTACATGCAAATACTTGTAGGGGATCAGGTCGACAACTATAAAGGTTGTCCTTCATACGGTGAAGTTAAATCAACAAGAGTTTTGTCGACTTCTAAAAACCATTGGAAAACAATAGTTGAATGTTATTTAGGAGAAGGACTGACTGAAAAAGACGCTTTAGTACAAGCTAGAATAGCTAGGATATTAAGAAGTACAGATTATAATTTTAAAAAGGAGAAACCAATATTATGGCAAAAGAAATAAAAGCAGTAGACATTTTAAAACAAACTACAGAATTAGTAGGTGGTAATAGGCAAATCCAAAATGGAGATAAAATAAAAAACCATCAAAATATAGCTAATATATGGACAGCTTATTTAACAAATCATTTTGGTAAAGAATTATTTATAAGAGCAGATATGGTTGCTGATATGATGGAATTACTTAAAGTTGCTCGAAGACAATGTGGTAAATTTAATCCTGATGATTATGTAGATGGTGCTGGATATAGTGCTATTAGTTGCGAGATCAGGAGTTCACATGAGTAATGGAGAAGTAAAAAGATGGAAAAAGAAAACTTGGTTAAATATAGATGTTTTATTTGAAGATGAATTCTATGCCCGTACGCCTGATTTAATAAAAACTTTCCCACCAACAGTTAAGGGAAAATATACAGTTATAGGACAAAATGAAACTAGATCAACTTTAGAGGAATTACCTTTAGACCCACCAAAGGAAAAGGAAGAAAAGAAACAAGTTCTTGGTGTAGAAATTACAACTATAAAGGAAGAAAAGACAGATGAAAAAATTATTAAAGAAGATATTGGAGTGGGTGAGGAAAAACCCACCGAAGTATAGATTTGTATTTGTTTTATGGGAAGACGCTAATAGTGATAGTGCTTGGAATGAAATTCCTACCATACAACAAATGCTCCCAACAATATGTATGAGTGTTGGGTTCTTAATACATAAAAATGACGATGCTTTTATACTAGCATCTGATTTCACTACCGACATAAAAAATGGTCAATATGTGATTTCCGAAGGAGGAAACACAATGGTCATTCCCACCAAAAATGTACTAAAAGTACAAGAAATCCCCCTACGATTAAAATTTAAGTAAAACCCCACCTTTTGGTTGCCCTCTTGGATAACTTATGAATTTATCACAAGAATTAATTAAATATTTAAAGCAACAATTCCCTGATAAAAGCCCTGATTTAAACGATAAAGATCGTGAAATTTGGTTTAAATCTGGTCAAGCTAGTGTCGTTAAACATCTAGCCCAGTTATTTGAAGATCAAAATAAAAACATTTTAAACAATAAAACTATAAAAAGGAGTGTCGACTAATTATGTGTGGATCAATTTTTAGAGCGCCAAAGCCACCACCACCACCTCCTACTCCCGCACCTCCCGCAACTATTGTCAATGCACAAGCGGCAACAGTTCGAGAATCAGCACCTAGTGTGCCACAATCAGCTTCATATAATGTTGCTGTAGCAAGTAGAAGACGTGGAAAAAGAGCATTAAGAGTGCCTTTAACGGAAACAGCTTTAGCAGCTATGAAGTCTGGAGCAAATATATAATATGGCAGAACAAACAGTAAAAGGCAGATATAGCCAGCTTGAAACTTTAAGATTGCCTTTTTTAGAAAGAGCAAGAGATAGTTCAGAGTTCACAATCCCATCTTTAATTCCTAGAGATGCACATAGTAGAACATCAAAGTTATACACTCCATATCAAGGTATTGGAGCAAGAGGTACTAATAATTTAGCTAGTAAATTGTTATTAGCATTACTTCCACCAAACACTCCATTTTTTAGATTAGCAATAGATGAATTCACATTAGCAGAACTTACTGGACAATCTGGAATGAAGGGAGAATTTGAAAAAGCATTAGGTTCTCTTGAGAGAGTAGTAATGAATGAAATGGAAGTAAATAATTTTCGTACTGCTATATTCGAGGCATTAAAACATTTAATAGTTGGTGGTAATTGTCTTATTTATATTACACCAGATTTAAAAATGAAAGTTTATCACATAGATAGGTATGTGATGAAAAGAGATGCAACAGGAAATGTATTAGAGATAATTACAAAAGATACAGTTAGTCCTAATTCTGCATCAAAAGAAATTAAAGAATTATTAGACGGTGAAAGTGCTAGTTCTTACGAGAACAGTATTGACATATATACTTATGTCCGTAGGTCTGATGATAATAAAAGGTGGCTTGTCCACCAAGAGGTAGTTGATAAAATCCTACCTGATAGTCAAGGGACTTACCCTTTAGATAAGTCGCCTTTTATCCCTTTAAGATATACTTCAATCGATAATGAGGATTGGGGAAGGGGCTTTATAGAAGAATATATTGGCGATCTTCGTAGTTTAGAATCTTTATATAGAGCAGTAGTAGAAGGTTCAGCAGCGTCAAGTAAGGTTTTATTTTTAGTGAAACCTAACGGAAGTACCCGCCTTAAAACTTTATCGGAAAGTCCTAATGGAAGTATAAGAGAAGGTAATGCTGAAGACGTTACAACTTTACAAGTTAATAAAGGTGCAGATTTTAATATAGCTTTTCAAACTATGAGACTTATCCAAGATAGATTACAATTTGCATTTATGCTTAACACGTCAGTTCAACGTGATGCTGAACGAGTTACAGCTAAAGAAATAGAATATGTAAGTCAAGAATTAGACGATAGTTTAGGTGGTCTTTACTCTTTATTATCACAAGAATTACAATTACCATTAATTAATAGATTAATGTATCAAATGGAGAAAGCTAAAAGACTTCCTGTTTTACCAAAAGGACAAGTTAGACCTAAAATTGTTACAGGATTAGAAGCATTAGGTCGAAGTACAGATTTACAGAGATTAAATACATTTGTTCAACAAATAGCACCGTTCGGAGAAAGTGGTTTGTCGACTTTAAATATAGGCGAATACATTAAAAGAATTGGTACAAGTTTAGGTGTTGACATGAATGGTTTAATCAAAAGTGATGAACAGTTGGCTATGGAGCAACAACAAGCACAAGAAGAAGCTCTACAAGCACAAGTAGCACCTCAAGTGGCAAAAGAAGGTATGGGTATGATGAGAGACGCAGCACAGGGAGATCAACAACAACAAATAGAACAAGCAAAGGAAAGTAGATCATAATGGAAGAAGCGAATAAAGTACAAATACCTGAAGACGCAGCTAAAGATAGCCAAGAGCATGTAGATGCTATGGTTAAAAAGGCAGAAGAAAAAATTGTAACTAACAATTTGGACACAGGAGAGGAAACTACACCAGAAGCTCCTAAAGTAGAAGCTCCTAAAGTAGAAGAAAAAATACTTGGTAAATTTAATACACAAGATGAATTAGTTAAGTCTTACCAAGAATTAGAAAAGAAATTAGGCAGTCAACCT